ATAACTGATGGTTTCTCCTTCGGTAACTGAAAAAATTTTATCTGATACATAAGCTCCTGATCCGCCTCCAGCCCCTGCTGATTCTCCACCTGCTTTATCGTAGTCTGCTCCACCTGCTGCTCCACCACCGCCACCTACTGCATATTGAATATGAATTGCATTAGCACCATCAGGTACTACAAATGTACTAGATCCAGAACTTAATGTTACATAAGAAGTTGCAGTAAACGCTGCAAATACTTGTTGCCAAGTACCTGATACATTTGCATATGCTTCATCTACTTCTTTCCAAGTTCCTGATACATTAGCATGTATTTCAGTTATTTCCTCAAAAGTTCCAGAAACTTTTCCATATGTATTAGTCATAACTATCTAATATACCCTAATGCTTCATCTGTATTAATATTATTTGGATCTTCTAAAATATCAATTCTTGATACAGAAGATACATTACCTTTTTCATTTTTAAATTGCTGTTCTACTTCTTTAATATTAAAAGAAGAGTTGTATACTTCTTCTAAAGAGCTGATCTCATTAGTAGAGTAATAAAATTTATATACAGCCATAAAGCCTCCTATGGTGAATATACAAACCAAAGATCTCCGTCATTTCCTCCTGTTGGAGAACTTGTGCTAATAGTGAATTTTCTTTGAAGTTTTGCTGCGGTTACAGCATCATTTACGATTTTAGTTGTGGTAATTTGATTATCTGAAATTAAAGCACTTGTAATAGCATTGGCTGAAATTTTAGCTGTAGTAATTTGATTATCTGAAATTAAAGCACTCGTAATAGAGTTTGCATCAATTTGTGCTGTACCAATGGTTCCTCCTAATGTATTTAAAGCAATTTCGGTTATGTTCGTTCCATCGGAAAAAGCAGCATGAATTTTACCTTCATCTAAGGTAAATCCTGTACCCGATACAGTTTTAAAAGTTAAGGTATAAGCACCATGAGTTGTTGCATCTTGTACAATATAAAATTTTTCAATACTGTCTGGTACTAAAACTTGCCTACTAGCAGTAAGTGTTCCTGTAAATTTTAACACCATATTTCTAGCATTAGAAATAGATGCATCGGTCATGGCTAAAGTTACATCTGCAGCAGCTACATCAATTGCTTCATAGCCAGCTATTGCTTGTTGAACTAAATTTAAATTAGTATTAGTTTTAGTTCCCCATGTACCAGCATTTTCGCCAGTAGCCATAAGTTCTAGTTTAAGATCTGTTGAATACGTAGATGCCATAATTGTTATATTATATACCCCCTAAGCTGCTATATCAACTTCTATCCATGTATTAGAATCTTGTGTATCTACTTCCGTCCAAATATTAGTAACATCTGGATCTACATTAGACCAAGCAGTAATAAGAGGACTTCCTAGAGATATAGTGGAAGAAATTCCTGTTACATTTACAGGAGTATTTAAATCAACGGTTACACTATTAATAGAAGTAGATAATGCACTTCCTGTAACAGTAACATCTATATCAATAGAAGCTATTGCGTCTCCTATATTGATAGTAGCACTAGAACCTGTTGGGAATACATTTGCATCTCCAGTAACAAACTCATTACCTGTAATAACTGTTAATTGTTCGCCTGTAGGGAATACATCTGCATTAGCTGCAGTAGTTACACCAGTAATAGCAGTAGTTAATTGTTGTCCTGTTACTGAAAACGATACATCAATTTGAACATTTTCATTACCTTGAGTAATTGTTAATGTTTGTCCTGTAACAGTTACATTAGCATCTGCTGTAACGGTGGTTCCAGTAATAGCCGTATTTAACTGTTGTCCATCTGCGATCACATCTGGATCTGTTTGTACTTCTCCCGCTGTAACTTGAGCCGTTTCTCCTGTAACATTTATATTTGCATCTGCATTTATAGTTACAGATCCTGTAGTTAAAGATGCAGCTATTCCTATAGGTTCAACGATAGTTGGAATTTCTACTGTGCCTGTATTGGTATTTAAATTTTGTCCTGTAACAGGAACCTCTGCTGTAATGGAAAGAGTAACTGTTCCTAAATTAGAAGTTAATTGTTGTCCAGTTACATTAACATTCGCATTACCTTGTATTGTACTTGTTCCTAATGCTGTTGTAAGACTAATACCTGTAATAACTACATTAGCATCCTGACCGCCTAAAGCGGATATCGGTGATTGCGAAATTGCTGTTATTCCTAAAGCCATGTATATCCTATTACGAGCTAGAACGGTGGTATGGTGGTGTTCTAGCTCTCAATAAGAATTATAACAAACTTTTAACGTCTTTTAAACCATGAAGGCAGACCTAAATGAGGACGTTTATCAAACATATTCTCTTTAGATCCTTTAGTTTTGGTATTGTTATAATGTAAAAATACTTGAGCACAATCTTTACCTTTAAAAGGTTCTCTCCAATGCTCTAATATATTTCCTCTATACACTAACATATCTCCTGGTTTTAGATTTACAGACACACCTTTCATTCCTTCCTTTTCAGAAGGTTCTATAAAGATAGGCCATTTATCTCCACCAAGATTAAGTGTGGTAGATATCTCACAAGAGAATCTATCTTTGTGACGTTTCAATTCATCACCTGGTTTATAGATTCTTGCATAAGTATAATTAGGAGTTAACTTTAATCCTGTTGTTTTTTCCATAACAGGTTGAAGTTTTAATAGTAAAGTCTCAAAAGCCATATTTCCATATTGAGAATAAGTATTTGGTATCTGTTCATCCGCACTTTCATAATAACCAATCATCGTTTCAAAAGGAGATATGTATCGTTCTTTGATACAAGTATCATAAACTTGTTTTTGCATAGAAAAATAATTGTATAAGAAAGTAGCTAAGTCGTTAGAGATAGCCGATTCAATAACACAAAAATTATCTTTTTTAAAATTATATTTTTTTGCCATTTATACCTTCTTTGCCATTTCTTTTAATATTGCAGATATACAAATATGAATAAATCTAAATGGTTTCTTACCATAATCTACTGAATATTCATGTTCCATATATCCTGGAAATATAATTAAAGTTCCAGGTTTAGGTTTAAAATGAACCAATTCTGTACCATGAAAAATACCATTACCAGGTTTCATTTTTAATTTGGTTGTTCTAGCCCCTGTTCGTGGTTCATGGAAAATAGGAAAAGATGTTTCTTCACCACACTTTAAAAAATAAAATGCATTGACATGGGTATTCCAATGAATGTGAGCAGAGTGATGTCCACCACCTTTAGATGCAAATTCTTGTACCCAACTTTGTTCAAAGAATGTTTGATATTGTTGCATATCAAATCCTTGCCAATCTAAAAATTCCCAACACTTTTGACCTACATAATTATGAAAGTCTTTAAATTTTGTATCTACGGTTAAAGGTGTAGAATGATGTGCAATTCCAAAGTCACCATGTTTTTTAATATGATCTTTATTTCTTTTTCTTGCTTCTTTAATATAAGGGTCTGAGGCTTTGTTTAATGATTTAATGAATTCAGGTTTTTCCTCAATCCAAATGGGAGTTTTAAAATACTCTAATATTTGCATATTTATTTAAATGGATATCCAAGGTTCCATATTACCAATGAATATCTAGTTCCTCTTGTTACAGGTTGAACTCGATGCCACACAAAAGAAGGAAATACTACTATCGAGCCTTTAGGTAATATTTCTTTGGAAGTGATAACATGTTTATCTTCATCTCTCATATGAGGATCATATGACCTCGTATCAAATTGAAGCTCACCACCAGTATATTCAGAACCGTCCGTTAATTGACAGGTTACAGAAAGTTTCCTAATCATTCCATGATCTGGTTCACCAGGTTTATTATAAGGTTTATCCCAACTATCACAGTGCCAATCATAATATTGATTTAATTTATATTTTGTAAATTGACAAGATTCAGATCGTACCCAATCAAAATTCCAACCTGCATTTTTATTAGCTTCATGAACATAAGGATGTATTTCTTTATAAATCCAAGTATCATTGAGCCAAACTAAATCCGATTTTCTTTTTCGTTGCATATTTAATACTTCATCTTCAGATAATTCTTTATTACCAAATCCACCTGTTCTTGCTATAGTTTCTTTTTGTGATAATGCATATTTAATAATGTCATCACATAATCTAGGTGGTAATGCAGATTTAAAAGCCCAATAATAATTAGATAAATTCATAAGTAATCGTTTGTATAAAATTTAATTGATCGCTAGTATTAGGTGAAATGTAATACATTTGTGTTGCTGGAAACATAATAAATTCATTGTTGTTTAATGGTATATCCCAACTTCTTCCTGCTCTTCTATTATCGTCAAAATGAATTCTCACAAAACAAGAATCTTTGGCTAACTTAACACCATATAAAAATACAAAGTCAGGTGAATTTCTTAAATCAACTTTATCAACTTGTAATAAAGGAAGTGATGCTTCTTTAGGTTTATAAATATTTCCCCAAGTCTTTTTATTAATAAGAGAAAAACCATATTCTAAATTTACATGGTCTCTCATATAAGTATTTAACATGTCCCACGTTTTTGAAAATGGAAATTCTTTATTAAATAAAACTTGAGTTAAAATATCTTGTGCAAGTTTCTCTCTATCAATATCCCAATACTTAGGCATATTAATTGTTCCGTGATATAAAGCAATTTCAGATAATACTCTCTTGTGCATACCAATTCAGTATGTAGACTTAACCTATAATAATGTCAAGTATTAAGAAACTTTAGAATCTACTAAATCCCAAGATTGACCTTCTTCATTCCACTGATAACCCCATCTATGAGTTAAAGCTATATTTTGGTCTTTTTGTTCTTGAGTTAGTTCTGGTTCATCACCGATTGGTGATTGCCATCTAGCTTCATCTATTTTTTTGACCCATGATGCATATGGTTTTTTAGGCCAGAAGATTTGATCATCTTCATCCCAAGTATAACCAATACCTGCATAGTTTCCTCTGAATGGAGTTCCGCCGTTTTTATGTTGTCCACCCGCTGTATTATAGGAAGTTTGAATCCACATTTGAGCAGGCCAATTATTATGTTGTTCTAAATATTGTTGACCTACTGCTTCGTCTTCAACTCCGTCAGCATTCAACATATCTTTATTATCCAGTGTTAACACTTGAATAACTTTTCCGTTCGCTCCTAATTTTGCAAAGTGTGCCATAATTATCTCCTATTATAGTATAGTTATTTTAAAAAATCTACTCATATTGTTATTGGTATTTATATCTAATAATAACAATTCCTGAACCTCCTGATGCACCTGCTGTAATAAAAGCACTTCCACCACCTCCGCCACCAGTATTAGCTGTCCCTGCTGTCCCTGCACCAAAAGCGGCACCAGCACCTCCGCCACCCGATCCACCCGTTCCAGCAGTTGTTCCATTTGAACCTCCTCCACCTCCTCCACCTCTTGTGATAGAAGATCCTGTTATTGAATTTGATATACCGTTTCCACCTGGTCCTGAAAAAGTAGGTGCTCCTGGTCCACCACCACCATTACTTCCTACTGCTCCTGATCCACCTCCTCCAGCTGAACCATAACTCCACGTTCCACCATTTCCTCCAGTATTACCTTGAGGAGGACTAACTGGAGGAGTATTTCCTGATCCACCTGAACCAAAACTAGAACCATTATTTCCTCCTGATCCTCCACCTCCTGAACCACCAGCTACACCATTAGAAGAACAAGAAGGAACTCCTATTGCTCCACCTCCACCGCCAGCTGATGTTATTGTTGAAAATATAGAAGGATTACCATTTGTTCCATTAGAACAAGAACCACCTGATCCACCTGCACCTACTGTAATAGGGTATGTTGTTGTAGAAATTGGAAAAGAACCTGCATTACAACCTGGACTTGGAAATGAAGTTCTTTGTCCACCTGCTCCACCCCCTCCGCCAATAGAACTTCCAGCTCCTCCACCACCTGCTACTACTAAATAATCTATATTAGAGGGACCTCCAGCTGGATTACTTGGTCCATTACCTATTTGTGTAACTGTAAAAGTGCCAGGTCCTGTGAAAGTATGAATTTTGTAATCGCCACAACAAGAAACACATCCACCTGTTGCAGTAATAAAAAGTGCAGCTTCAGCAATATCACTTGCCTTGGAAGCATCTGTAAGAACCCAGCCACGTGTTGCATCAACATAGATAAATTGTAATGCCGCACCTTCATCAGTGCATTCAAATGTAGCTGATGAACCTTGAATATTATTTCCGTTTGGGTCAATACTTAATTTGTTTGTATCAAAAGTATTTGCATAATCTTTTAAACCAATCACATCACCTGCACTTGGTGATGCTGGAAAAG